GGACGGCACGCAGCTGGCTCTGCGCGGCAACTTCACGGTCAGCCCGTCGCCGGTCGAGCGCACCATGCTCGCCGGCCAGGACGGCGTGCATGGCTATCAGGAGCTGCCGCGCGTGCCCTACATCGAGGGCGATATATCGACGCTGCCGGGCTTCTATCTGGAGGACCTGCTCGCCGAGACGGACGTGACTGTGATCGCCCAGCTCGCCAACAACATGCAGTACGTGCTCATCAGCGCGACCTGCAAAGGCGGCTTCGAGAACAACAGCCGCGACGGTCAGGTGCGGGTGCGCTGGGAAGGCATCGCCTGTGAAGAGGTTGCGATATGAATGTGAAACCGAAGCGGGAAGGTTTCGTTGAGGATCAGCCGACGACGCTGGAGCATGAACCTGCATCACCCGGCAAGCGTCCGGTGCCGCCGCCCGAGCTGGAGCCGTCGCCGGCAGAGCTGCCGCCCCTGGCCGAGGACGAGTGGCCGATCGTGGTCAGGCTGCTTTACAAGCCGATCCGCAACAACAAGAACGATGAAATCCGTGAAGTGAGCCTGCGCGAGCCGCGCGCGGGTGACATCAATCGTTACGGCAATCCGATCCGCGTCAATCAGGAGGGCGACGTGGTGATCGATGAACGCAAGATGACGTACATGATCGCCGCACTGTCCGGCGTGCTGGCGCCGTTCATCGAGGATATGGACCCGCGCGACTGGAACAGCTGCGCCTATAGGCTGCGGCGTTTTTTTCTTCCCGATCCAGCGGCTTGGTAGGCGACGAGGACGAGATCATCCTCGATTGCTATCGCTTGGCACGCTGGTATCGCGTCAGCCCCGAAGTCTTTCTGTCGATGCCATTGAGTGACGTAGCGCTGCACCTGCATCGCACGGCGCAGTGTGACCGCGCGCAAAGATCGGCAACCAGCGGCGATGATGAATAGATGCCAGAGCAGGAAGAGCTACGGCTGACCGTCACCTTGGCCGACAACGCCTCGGCTGGGCTGGAAAAGCTGAACGAGCAGATCAAGCAGCTCGGCAGCGGTGCAAGCCAGCAGCACGTCGAGAAGTTCAAGCGCGAAACCAATGAGCTGACGCGCATCGTCAAGGACATGACCGGCGGTGTCGGAGAGGCCTTCAAGGCTCTCGGTATGCTGCGCGGCGGCTTCGCTGCAGGTGCATCCGGCATTGCGCTGTTCGGCATCGAGGTGGTGCGGCAGATCAAGGACCTGCAGGCCTACAGCGACAAGATACGCCAGCTGAACCAGGAAGCGCGGCAGATCGGCGTCAACCCGGGCCAGCTCAAAAGCGTTCTGGATCAGTTGGAGGCATTCGGCATCTCAGGCGATGCGGCGGCATCCAGCATCGCATCGGTGGCGGCCAAGATCGCCGACCTGAACCGCGAAGGCAGTCAGGTCAGGCAAAACCTGCTGAAGCAGGCAGGGCCTGATGCGCAGGCCGTGCAGAATATGCGCGACTATCTCGACCGCCTGCGCGATGCCAAGACGCTGGCCGAGCAGCTCAACGTCATGCGCGAGGGCGGCGAGCAGGTTTACAGAAATGCCCTGCGCGAAACCGGCAGCACGCAGGAGGCCGCCAATCGGCGCAACGAATTCTGGTCGAAGCAGGGTTACAACGCGCTGCTGGCCGCTGGCGGCAATCTGAGGGAGCTGTCAGCGGAAGAGCAGCGCCTCGCTGACGAGCGGGCCAAGAGAGCCGACGCCTATTCCAACCAGCTGGGCCAGATCGAGAGCAAGTGGAAGGACATCGTCGGCATCTTCAAGGACGAGCAGCTGGCCAGCGGCCCACTGCTGTGGGGCCTGCAGGCGGCTGACAAGCTGCTCGACATCATCCTGAACAAGCTGAAGGAAGCCAGAAAGGACGCCAATAAGCCGGTGTTCGAGGACGAGAGCGTCCTCGGGCACTACACAAGACGTTTCCTCGGCATAGCGCCGCCTGCCGCTGCCGCGCCGCCGAAGGACCCGCAGAAGCAGTCGGAAGACAACACCGACCAGCTCAAGAAGCTGAGCGGGGTTCTGCAGGAGACCAACAGCATCCTCTTGCAGCCCGCGAGCCTCCGCGGCGGTGGCATGGGCGGCGGCGGGATGGGCGGCGGCTTGGTACAGCTTGCATCGCTCGGCATGCCGGCGACAGCGCGAGCGCCGTCGCGGTTCGGCGGCGGCTATGGCGGCGGCGATGGCACTGCCGGTGCCAGCCCGTATTCTGTGGCGAAGGGCGGCGATCCGCGCGGCCTTGAACAGTACATCCGCGAGACCGCGACCAAGTACGGTGTCGATCCCGACACGGCGGTCAAAGTCGCCGCCTCCGAGGGCCTCGCAAATCCCCAAGGTGACATCAAGGGAGGGCGAGCGCGCTCGTTCGGCGCCTTCCAGCTCTTCACCGGCGGCGGGCTCGGCAACGAATTTCAGATGGAAACCGGGCTCGACCCGAGCGATCCAAGGAACGAGAAGGCGACGATCGACTACGCGCTGAAAAACGTCGCGCGCACCGGCTGGGGACCGTACCACGGGGCAGCGCGCGTCGGCATCGGACCACGCGCGGGCATCGGCATCAACGGCCAGACCGCCGGCCCCGGCACCGGCGCAGGCGCGGGCGGCGCCATGGCCGGCGGCTCGGTGCCGAAGCCGGTGCTCGATGAAGCCAAGGCGCTGTTGATCCGTGGCGGCGGCTCAGGCGAGCTGCAGCAGTTCATGGCATCGAAAGGTTACCCGCGCAGCGGCGCATGGTGCGGGCAATTCACTGCATCGGTGGTGACCGAGGCCGGCGGCAAGCCGCCGCGCAATGCAGCCGTCGCTTCCAACTGGCTGACATGGGGCGAACACGTCGATCCTGCCGACGTGCGCGAAGGCGACATCGCCGTTCGCACGCGCAGCCGCTACGGCGGCAGGACAATGCCCGGTCAGACCGGCAGTCATGTCGGCATCGTCGGCGGCGTCGGCGAGAAGACGATCGACATGGTCGGCGGCAACCAAGTCAGGCCGGTCCAACCGCGCAACCGCTGGAGCGGCGAGTGGGAATACAGGCGCGCGCAAGCCGATCGCCGGCAGCTTGATGCCACGCAGGCCACCGAGACCAAGGTGAACGGCAGCGGCAAGATCACCGTCGATGTCAATGCGCCGAAGGGCACGCATGTCGGCGCCGAAGGTGGTGGCCTGTTCAAGGATGTCGAGATCAATCGGCAGACGCAGATGCTGCCGGCATCGCGCGGTCCTGCCGACTACGAGATGCCGCTGTGAGCACGATCTGGGACGTGCCGACCGCATGGCGCGATGCGCTGATGCCGGCTTCCTACAACGGAGCGCGCTTTCACTGCGAAGCCAACAGCCGCGAGAGTGGGCGCCGGATCGTCCAGCATCAGTTTCCGAAAAGGGACTTGCCCTATGCCGAGGACATGGGCCGAGGCGCACGCGAGTTTTCAATTCGCGGCTACTGCGTCGTCTTTCCCTATGACAGTACGGTGGTGCTCTACTCGCGCGACTATCGCCGTGCGCGCGACATCCTGATCGCCCAGCTCGAAAAGGAAGGCCCCGGCGTGCTGCAGCTACCGACGCAGCCGGCGCAGCAGGTCGTCTGCCTTCGCTATCGCATGACCGAAGAGCAGCGCTTCGGCGGCTTCTGCGTCTTCGATATGACCTTCACGGAATATGGCCGCGATCCGCAGCTCTATGCACCGACCGCGTCCACGATCTCTGCGATTGTTCAGCGCAGCGAAGCACTGCGCCAGCAAGTGCAGCGCGTCCTTGAGCCGCCGCCTAAGACAGGCATCGACATATGAAGCGCCGTGACGCGACCGAGGCCGCTGAGATCGTGGACCGCATGCTGGTCAACCTGCAGGCCACCGTGCCGCCGAAGGGCCGCGCCGGCTCCGATGCGCGGATGGCGATCGGCGACGCGCGCGCCAATGCATTCAAGCTGCTGATCGATGATGCGATGGGGCCGCCGCTGGATGACTGCTTCGATCAGGCGCGGCTGGCCGGCGCCAGCTGGCAGCAGATCGAAACGGTCCGCTATTGGGTCGCGCAGGAAGCGCCGGCGACGCAGGGCGGCATGCTGCTGAAAGATGCAGGCATCCGCCTGTGCCTCGCCACCGCCTCGCGGATCATCGCCGGCATGACCTTCGTCAGCCGGCAGGATGTCAACGCGATCAAGGCGCAGCTGCAGCAGCCGTTTCAGGATGCCATCGAGATCGCCGCCGACGACATGGATCAGATGACGTTTCAGGCGCTGATCTCGCTGCACGGCGCCGTGACCAATCATCTGGTGGCAACCGCGCTTCCATTGCCGCGCTTGCTCGGCTTCGAATTCTTTGAGCCGCTGCCGAGTCTCGTGATGGCCTATCGGCTCTATGACGACGCCTCCCGCGCCGACGAGCTGCGCCAGGAGAACAAGGTCGTGCATCCCGCCTTCTGCCCGCCGACCGGAATTGCACTGTCGGCCTGAATGCCAAAGCCGCAGGAGATCGCCG